CCCTACCCCAAGCCCCCAAGAAACCCGCCAACTGCTCCCCAAGGCTGCTGGCGGGTTTCTTGGGGGCTTGGGGTAGGGGACTGACCATGGAAGAAGTCTTGTTCGCCATCTGGGCTCTGCTGGCGCTCTGCGTCTTTGCCCTGTTGATTCGCGCGGGTTATCACCATCGCAAGGGCGGTGATCAGTGACCGCTTTCGCCTTCTGCCACATTGCCGCCATCGCCCTCGCGGTGTGCATCGCAGCGGCTCGCATCGCTGCGTGGATTCTGGACTGGCGTGTACGCACCGCCACCGTCCACATCCGTGAGCAGGCCCTCGTTGCCCAGGCATGCGCCGATCTGGCCGCAGCCGGCTGGACCGCAGACCACGAAACCCTCTATCAGGCCGAGATTGCGGCCACGCGCCGTGGCGACCTCATTGCCGCCGCTCGCCTTGCTGAGCAGCAGGAGGCCGTCAATGGCTAAGTGGATTCTCGGCGCTGCGTTCTTCGCTGGTCTTGCCCTCTACACCGACAGCAATGCGTGGGCGCTGGTTGCCACAGTCTGCGCTGTCACCGCATTCGTATGGGGCTTCCGCAATGGCCGCTGATCGCGCTCGCTTCCGCATGGCTGTCAGCGGTGGAGTAGGGGGCTTATCCCCGGTTTCGCCCGGTCAAAAGGGGGCTGTCGCAGCAGCGGCAGCGGTCGGAATTGGCCCGGGGAGTAACACGGGCCAAAAGGGTCAGGAAGACGCGATTATTGACTACCTGACCTTTGTGGTCCCGCTCTCCGCCCTTGAAGAAGTCAACTGCAAGAAGCTCGACCTCTTGCTGTTCCGCATTTTCGGTTTTCGCGGTGAAGTCGTTGCCGGTGCCATTCGGCAGAAGCACTGGAATTTCTACGAGCAGTCCGCAGTGCTGATCGACCGGGAAAACGAGGTGGTTGGCCGCGTCGGCATCGGCGGCAAGCACAACAGCGTCTGCATCAGCCTCACCGGCATGGGGTGCAAGTGGATTCGTGACCGCGCCCGTGTCTTCAAGCAGCTGACCATGCTGAGCGGCAAGATCACCCGCGTTGACTGCGCGCACGATGACTACGAAGGCGAACGCCTGGACGTGCATGCGCTCCGGGAGGTTGCTGCTCAGGGCGGCTTTACCGAAGGTGGTTGCCCGCCGCGCCATCGCTTCATCTCCGATGAAGGTCACGACACCGGCTGCACCCTGTACGTCGGTGGCAAGGGCCACAAAGAGCTGTGCGTGTACGAGAAGGGCAAGGCCGAGGGCCTGCCTACGTCACGCTGGGTTCGCGCCGAGGTGCGGCTCTATGGCAAGCACATGGAAATCCCGCTTGATGTGCTGCTCAACCCCGGTGCGTACCTGCGCGGCGCGTACAGCGCGCTACAGGATCTGATTCAGGGCGTATGCACTCGCATGCGCACCATTCGCAAGCAAGTTGAAGTTTCGGCTGAGGCCATGGTGCTGTGGTTAGAGCGCCAGGTCGGCCCAGCCCTCAGTGTCCTGCGCGGAGCATTCGGCGATTCATGGTCCGACTTCGTAGAGGCCCGCATCGTCCGTGATGGTCACCCCGGACGTTTTCGCGGTATCGCCAAGGGTGACGCACTCCACCGTTTCGTGAGGGAAGAACTATGCCTGTCTGCCGCGTGAAGTCTGCTGCTGTCGATGAACAGCGCAACCAGAAAACCAACACCATCATCCGTTCGCAGATGGTCGGCCTCGACCTGGGCAACGGCTTCGAATTGCCGTTCCGTGTCGGCCTCGGCCAGCGGCCGGCCTATCCGGCTGGTGAGTACGACATCGACCCGATGTCGTTCGCGCTGTCCTCCTACGGCGACCTGACGCTGAAGCGTTACGTCGACCTGATTCCGATGCAGGTGAAGCCTGCGCCCGCCGCTCCGGCACCGCGCAGCTAACCATGAGTTCCGGGCCGACTCTGTACCTCGCATGCGATGCCGTTGATTACGACATCGCTACCGGTCAGTGCGCCCAGCCGTACTACGCACTGCCGCCCAGTTTTGTGCCTTACCTCAGCTTTGCTGAGGGCGTCCAGATTTCGGGCGCAATCATTGGCGTATGGGCGGTAGGGGTAGCAGCCCGCGTGTTTATCCGCGTCGCGGATCGCGCGTAATTGAAGTCAACCAGAGAGAGAAGCTATGAACCGCAATTCCGTTTCGTTCCGCAACCTGCCGCCGTCCGTCAAGAAGGCCGGTCAGCTGGTCGCCAAGGGTGCCGCCGCTGTCAGCGGTATGGCCGTCTCCGCCATCGTCTTCGCCCAGGATTCCGGTCTCGGCGATGCCGCAACCGCCGAAGTCGGCGGCATCCGCACCGACGTGACCGGCGTTCTCAAGGTCCTGATCGGCATCGTGTTCCTGATCGTCGCCTACCAGTACCTCAAGAAGGCCAAGTGATCCGACTGGGGGGGCTTCGGCCCCCCTTTTTTCATGGGGGTTTTATGGATGGCTATTTCGTAATCATCGCTGCCCTCGGCGCGGTGTGGCTCGGTTTTTCTAAGGTATGACCCACTGCACGGAAAGCATTGCAGTCTCGTCGCCGCGCTCTATGTGGCTGATGATTCTTGCCCTCGTCATTGGCATGGGTTTCGTTGCCGTTCCCGGATCTGCCATGGCCCAGGCTCAGCAGTGCAGTAGTGCCGCTGCTGGCTGCGATCAGGGCATGGCCTATTCGGCGTGTATGTCCGAACTCAAGACATATATCGGAACGCGACAGGCCGCTGGCGAAGTTTTTCGGAACGTTCAATGCACCGTCGGGTCTCCCACGACTTTTCAGGGACGCTTCGAGAATCAGCTAAACAGCGGCGGCTGGAGTCCAGGCATCTACCGCACGTACACGTGGCGCGGCGACAACTGCGCTGCACGCCTTGACGGTGACGCAGGCATGGTCAACGGCACGCTGTACTCAGGTGGCGTGTGCGACAGGGGCTGCAAAGTACAGCCTAATTTCACCGGCGGCAGTGATTTCTCGATCCGCGAGAATGGCAACCCCAACGCCATCAGCGTCAAGTCTGGAACATGGCGCGCCTCAGGCGAGTTGTGCAGCGTCGATACGACGCAGCCGAAGCCTGAGAAAAAAGACGAGTACTGCCACACGACCACCTCCGGTCACAGGGTCTGCAAGTCCAAGGATCAGACCTGTATCAGCACGTCTAGCGGCTTCCGCACATGTGCCAGTGACAAAGGCAATACAACCGGCCACACGGCGACTAACAACCAGCGCACTGAGGCAGCCAGCATTGGCGCCCCTAACAGCCAGGCTAATGCGCCAGCAAATCGGCCCGGCGAGAACTGGCAGCCGTCTGCTGGCGGTGGTGGCGGCGTCACCAATAACGGCTCTGGCGTCACCAACAACTACAACACCTATAACAACCAAGGCACGCCCAACGGCAATCAGCCGACGCCCGGCGACGGCTCTGGCCCGGGGCAGGGTGGTAGCAACGGCAATGGCGATTCTGACAGTGGCGGTAAAGGCGACTACGGCACGGTTGGCGGTGACGGCAGTTGCAGCGGCACCTTCACCTGTAGCGGCGGTGATCCTGTCCTGTGCGCAGTGGCACAGCAGACTTACCTGCAACGCTGTGAGGCTGACGCAAGATGGGGTGACGGCGATGGTGGAGCTGGCTTTCCCGGTGACGGTGATGGTGGAGCAGGGGAGGACCCCGATCCGAAGGGCGTTCTAAAGACCGCCTCACCAACACTCAAGATGATCGATCAGGGCGGGTTCTTTGGCGGCGGCAGCTGCCCAACGTTTCCGAGCTTTGAAACAAAGTTCGGTCCGTTCCAGTTCGATGATGTTGAGTTCTGCAAGTTCGTTGTCCTCGCGCGGCAGTGCTTCCTGCTGCTTGGAGCTTTCATCGCCCTGGGCATCTTGATGGGCTGGCATGGTAAAGACTGATGTTTGAGAAGCTCACCACGACCCTTATTGGCTTCGCTGCGCACCTTCTCGGTGCCGCGAAGCTCGCTGCAAGCTTCATTTTTGCTCGCGTTCTTGCGGCCACCGGATTGACGTTTGTCAGCTACAACTACGTGCTTCCCGACGTTAAGCAGTTCGTTGCGCAGAACGCCACCGGCTTGGACGGCAGCGTCATCCAGCTTGCCGGTGCTATGGGTGTTGACGTGTTTATGACCATGGTTCTGTCCGCGCTTGTTGCTCGCGTTGGCATGCGGGCTTTCCTTGCTGGCATCGACAAGGTGCAGGGCATGATTTCGGACGCTGGGGGCTGACGTGTTCTATCAATACACCGGTCAGCCTGGACACGGAAAAACGGTCCTTGCCATCAAGTTCGCCTTGGATATGAAGGCTAAGGCCGATAAGCAGCATGAGGCCGATCCTTCAAAGCATCCGCTTCGTGAGCTTTACGTGTGCAACGTCCGTGACTTCAACCATGGCGCGTGCGGCGCACTTGATCTGTCGCCGCAGGAGCTTCTCAACTGGCCGGATGACCCGCGTTTCGATAACGCTATCATCCTCGTTGACGAGGCCTATGAGCATTCGATGTTCCCCCGTCGCCCGCCCGGCCGGCCTGTTCCGGAGCACGTCAAGCAGGTTGCAAAGCACCGGCATCGCGGCATCGATTTTGTGATGATCTGCCAGTCGCCTAAGAAGCAGATGGATGACTTCTTGCACGACTTGATCGAGGAGCACTATCACATTCGCAGGCGCTATGGCCTTCCGTTCGTTCACGTGAAGCGCTGGGACCGGTTTGAGCCTAATCCAGAGAAGGCAGACCCTCTTACCACCACGCGCCGAAGCTATCCAAAGGAGATTTTCAAGCTTTACACCTCCACCAAGTACGACACCAGCGAGAAGCGCGTCCCATGGTTCTACTGGGCGGCTATCGGGCTTGCGTTGTTCACCGCTTTCAGCTTCTACCAGTCCTATGGGCAGATGAAGAATCGATTCTGGGGTGACGCCAAACCGCAACCAGCAGCCGCGGAGCGGGTGCGAGCGGACGGAGCGCCAGCGAAGGCCGCGAAGCAGCCAGCGCAGTCGGCGTCACGTGTCAAGGACCGAGGAACCACGGAAGAGTACGTCACCAGCCTGATGCCTCGCGTCGCGTCGCAGCCGTGGTCAGCACCCATCTACGATTCCGCGCTCTCGGTTTCTTCCGATGCGCCCAGGTTGTTCTGCATGGCAGCCGGGCAGGGCACTGACGCTTTCGGTGTGATGCAGGAGGAGTCGTGCACGTGCGTGACTGAGCAAGGCACGCGCTATCAGATCCTTGATGAAACCTGCCGTACCGTGGCACGTCACGGTCAATACGAGCCTTACCGACGTGCCGCCGGTCAATCTCAGGCTCAGCCGTCCACTCCGGCTGCTCCGGCCGTGCCTTCATCCAGCCTTTCGTCTGCTGGTATCGCAGGATCGACCATTGCCGCTGCCGATCGCGCTATGGGCAGCTTCCCGGAGTCCCCCCAGAATCGATACACCGGGAACTAGTGGCCGCGTCACCTGGACACGTCGACGCTTCAGCGCCGTGACACCCGGGGCATTGAGGCGGTAATCTCGCCTTGCCACAGGGGGAAATTCATGCTCACAAGGATTGCAGCAGTGTTGCTGCTTGTGTTCTCTACGCCAGCGGGCGCGCAGCAGGTTTATAAGTGCGTTTCCAAAGCCGGAACGCAGTACCAATCGGAACCCTGCGCAGATGGGCCTGCAGCCAAGGTCTGGGCGGCCGATGTTCGCCCTCGGGACGCTGAGGTAATTGCCAACGAGCGGCGCCTCGATACTTTGCGCCAGCAGAATGCAGCTGTTATCGCTCCTCGTCCGGCAGCTACGCAGCCTGTTTACAGCAACGGTGGCGGTGGTGCTCGTCTCCACCACATCTCCCAGTACAAGAACCCCGACGCCTGTGAGGCAGCGAAGGCCGAGCGCGATAGGGTTTATCAGGCTGCGGGCCTGCATCGGACGTTTGAGCTTAGCCGGCGCATGGATGACAAGGTTTGGTCTGCCTGCAAGTAGCGTTCGGTGCGCCCGTGGGGTGTAGGGGCAGGGCCCCTACGGTCAACGCTTCACCCGCGCGCACGGGGCTTCGGCCCCGTTTGCGTGTCTGCTGCCACGGCCGGTTCGGCGTTGGGACCAGCCATCACCCCGGACAACCTTCGCTGGCGTCGGGCCATCAGGGTGGCCACGTCGATCACGTTCTCGCCGACTGCAGGAATGCTTTTTCCCGTAGCCCTACTGCTGCAAGGCATTCCGGGGCGTCCCGATCGAGGATCGCCGCGGCGAAGTTCATCCATCATCCGCCGCCATTCCTGCGCTTGGCATGCTGTAAGCGACAACCAAGCCAGATCCTCGGGCAGCAGCTCGCGGCCTTCGGGCGTGATTAGGCGGTCGCCTAGGAAAGCAAAACCGGCCCAGCGGCCGGTTAGTTCAGTGCGGTTGTAGGGATCGAATTCCATTACGCTGCCAGCTCGTCCTTGTCGGGGGAACGATCCGGCAGGCAAGAGCCGAGCCAGAGGCCCAGCCACTGCCACGCAGAAGCCACGAACTCTGCCGCAGACCGATACAGCATTTCGCATAATGTATAGCCTGTGCGCTTATCAAAGCCGTGCACAGCCGCCTGAGCCTCGCGGGGCAGGGCGAACCCAACAGCCAGGCAGAGCGCCAAAGCCGTGGCGGCCAGCTTCCGCCATACAGCCTTTTCCTCTCGGCTGACCGCTCGCGCCTCTCCCACTATTCCTAGGACGCGAGCCAATGGAAGGCCAGTTAAGCCGGCCAAAGTTGCGCACATCACCGTGTCCGGAAGCGAATATCCAGATTTCCAGTTGGCAATCGTCCCTCGCGATACGCCAAGCTGCCGCGCGAATTCCGCGTCGCTATTGACGTTGAGGGNCTTTCTGGCCGCGTCGATGAGGTCTGTGACCGTCTGCACTGTTCAACCCTGTTGACACCCTTGTTCAACCCCTTTATACATTGCTCCGCGTTCAACGGCGTTGAGTGCCCCGCCAACTGCTCCCCAAGGC